ATTGCCCTTCAACAGCAGCAAGAGGCAGTTGACTTACTTCTGTTTGTACTCTTTGCACAGCTACACTAGTCATATCAATTTCTACTATTGCTCCACTTTTGTTTGTATATGTATTGCTGGTTAATCCACCACTTCGTGGGTCGCCAGTCATCATTTGCGATGCCATATATTCACCTCTAGTTTTGTCGCCATGAACTGCAACCCAGTCTAAAAAGTCATTAGTCATGTTTCCAGTATTACCCATTAAAGTAGCTATACTATTCTTAGTAGATATACCATCATATTGTTTGAAATTTGCCCATTGGCTAAACATATTTTTCAAATCAGTTTCATGGCGTTTTCTTTTAGCATCATAATTTGTGCGAGTACCATGTGCATCATTATCACTATCATAAGGCACACCAAAAGTAGGGTCAAATTTTGCAATATAATCATCAACAAATTGTGTACTTAATACTTGATTAGATAAAGTATCACCTAAGTTTTTAAACATATCAGCTTTAGGAGCATTTGCAGCAGTAACACTAGCGTTAGCTATCTTCATGTTTGATGCAGCTTCTTGAACTTTTAGACCCATATCACCAAGACCATTTGCAAATAAGTCATTTGCTAAAGCATTAAGTTTTTCTACTGTATCTGGGTTAGGATGTTTTCTTTGAAGGTCATCCAGTAAATTTTGTTTTTGCATTTGTGGACTAAACTTATCTGATAAAGCTGCCTCTAACGGACTACCCATCATGCCATCTTGATATGCTGCCATTTGTCCAACACCATAACTACTTAAAGTTCCAACTTGATATGCTTCTTTGTACAATCTGTCATCTAAAGCATCTTGTACATCAAATCTATTTCCAAACATTCCTGCCATTTTTATCTCCTATCCAAAAAGTCCACCAAGAGCACCACCACTACCTAGTAATGAATCCCAAATGCCTTTTTTCCGTTTTTGATTACCCATAGATTGAGCAGCACCTACTCCAAATATATTTCTTGAAGCACCACTAACACCATCTATATTTTTAATTGCTATAGCTGCACCTTGATTAGTACCTGCTTGTATAAATGGTACTTGAGCACCACCCATAGCCATAGCTGTAGATAAATCTCCAGAGCCTCTTGCTCTTTCCATATCCATTAAACCTTGACTTTGCATTAATGCTTCATTAAAGTCCATAGAATTAGACCTAGCAATAGATTCTTCAACTCCAGCGTATTGTCCTGCTCCGCCTGTAGAACCTAACATTCCTTTTGCAGCAAGCATTGACATTGTTTCATCTCTTAAAGCATCCTGTTCTGGTCTTTTAAGTTGCATGTTTGCATCATATAAATATTGTTGCATCTCATATGGATTACTACCCATTTGGTCTACTCTATCTTGTGATGCTCCAGAACGAGCAAGTAATCTATCATATTGTGCTTGTAACTCTGGCGACAGATTTTGAGTAATCATCTTGTTTTCGTAATCTATATCTACATTACCAAGAGTACCTTTACTAGAATAACCAGCAGACATTTCACCAGCTTTATCCATTAAAGCTAATTGTCTTTGATAGTCTGCTTCAGCCATAGCACCTATATCACCACCGCCACCACCACCACCACCAAAACTAAAACCACCGCGTGGTACAGCGCCTCCAGTATTTAATGGACTATTCATAATGCCACCTTTTGCCCATCGTGTTGGAGTAAAACCTTTCTCCTTTGGCATTGTTCTTTTAATTGCTGATTGTTCGTAAGCCATTTCTATCTCCTATTAAGCTGTGCGTTTCCACATGTAAACTGTTACAGATGGTTGTAAAATACTATGGGCAGCACCACCACCTGTGGCTGTTGTAGTGTTTGTTACTTCAAGTTGACCAGACCTTCTATTAACATCTGGAACACCTGCACCTGCATCATTATCTGGATTTCCTTTCATTTGGTGAGTATGCGAAGGCAATTCAGCAACAGACAAGGTGTGTGTTTCAGCACCAAGATTTTCATTAAGTGTATCAAATGTTCCACTTCCTGCTTTACCTACTAAAACTCTACCTTCACCATAAGCCACCCAAGTTCCCATGCCCAATAAACTATTTGGATTTGTAGCAACTGCAACTTGAAAATATATAGAACCTACTGGATAAACTATAGCGTTTATAGCTGCTGCATTTAAAGCTGCAACTGCTGCAGTAACAAAGGCTGTAGTAGCAACTCTTGTTGTATTGTTTCCTGCTGATTGTGTAGTAACAGTAGGTACTCCAGTTACAGCAAGGTCGCCTGCAATTGTTACATCATCTGCTGCAAAACTTTCACCAGCAGCACCATTAAGGTTTGCTTTGGAATTAACTGCTGTTTGTATTGTTGTAAATTCTGAATTAAAGTCTGAGCCAGATATAACTTTCGCAGCATTACTATCTGAAAGTCCATTTTTTCCAGCCCAATTAACTGCTAAAGTATAATTACTCATCGTATTTTCCCCTGTAAAGATATGATTGATAAATCTTGAATTGACGCACTAAAACCATTTGATATAATATTGATATTTAATTTTAAAAGTTTAGCACTTCCTGTTAATTGTGCTCTATATTCTTGTAATCCAAAAATTGGTGTAAATTTAGAAGCACCGAACAAAGATGTTGCTGCTCCCCATAATGCAGTAACACCAGATGAAGTTGGATTTAAAGAAATTAATGTTGTTGGTGAATGATTAAGACTAAAATCTTTATACCATCTTAAACCTAAAGTTGCACCAGAACCACCTTCCAATACTAATACAATTTTTTTTAATATAGAAGCTGACATGCTTTCGCCCATTGGAATCCATGTACTAGATACATCAGCAGAATAAGAACTATTAGATAAAACAATTGCACTAGACACATAAGACATATCCGTGTCAAAATAACCTTCATAGCCTGCAATACTCCCATCTTTTTGTCCAACTAACAAGCCATTATATAACTCTGTATTAATCATACTAGCTGGTTCTCTGTCATTATCAAATGTCCAAGTAGTAATTCTTGGCGTTTGTTGTGGTGTAGCATGTTTAAAATCAAATACATAAGTAATGTTTTTATCAACAAAAGACATGATATACATGCCTTCGTTTTCTACATAAACTGATTTTACATTTGTACTTTGACTTATGTTTCTTATTAATGTATCTTTAATTTGTCTTGACAAATCTTGTAAAGGCAATTTATCTTTTTCAGTTGTTCTAGCCAATGACCTTAATCCTGTGCTAGATAAAAAAACTAAATCATCACCAATGTTTTGTATAGTATCTCTGCTTACTAAACCTATTCCTTTAATAACTTCATTGAGTGCAAGTGTTCCACCAGAGTGTGGATTGTCATAAACAGCTATGTTGTTTTTACCAAAAATAATTAATTGACCATAAAAAGCAGCAATAGCTACTATGTCATCTGTTCCCCACACAGTTTTTAAATCAATAAAACCAGAACCAACACCATTCCAATCATCACCATCTAGTAAAACTGAGTAATATAAAACATCTTTGGCTTCCGTAATTCCCCCACACCAGAGTTTTCCGTATGCACCCATACCACAACTAGGGTCAAAAGCCGTAACAGTGTCGGGTTTAGTATCAGAAGATACTACATCATTGTCGTCATGATATGTAGCAATAGTACCACTAGAGCCTCTTCCACAACCAGTAAATGTTGTTGATGTAATTCCAGTATAAGAAATTACTTCATCATCTATAAGTATTTTACCATTTGTAGCATAACCAGATGTGCTGTCTACTGTTATAGTAGTAAGAGTAGGATTAGTTTTAATTTCTACTACTGTTCCTGTTGTTCCAGTAATTACTTCTATTACCAATCCAGTACCAATGCCTAAAATAGCATTTGCTGTAAACACTTCATCTACTGCTGGACTACTATCAGCACCATTAAGATTAAAATTAGTATCACCTAAAGCTATAATTTTGTATGACTTGCCTTCTACCATTTTATTAGCAGTAGTAAACAATAAATCACCAGCAAGAGCACCTGTTGTTATAGATGTAAATATTTCACCTACTGCAGGAGTAGTATCACAACCAGCTAAAAAGAAATTAGTATTACCAAGTGCTGTAATTTTGTATGTCTTAGCTAAAGCTATATTAGGAGCAGTAATTTGACTAGCATCAGCAAGGTTAATAGCAGTAGCAGAACTATGATGAGCAGACCATTTAACATTAGTACCTAATGCACTATCATATCTTTGTGGTGAAACACCTGCGTGGAAACAATGTAATCTATTATTAAAATTTACAAACTGCCAATCACCTGTTGAATTAGTTACTGTTCTTTTAACATCAGCACCACTACTAGGAAAAGCTGTTTGAGGAGTAGAAAAATTTACTGTATATATAGAAGTTCCATGACTAGCAAATATTTTATTAGAACCATCTGATTGTGTGTGTTCTATCATAGACCCAATAGCTACGCCACTAGGAACTACTTTTTGTTTTAAACCTTTTCTAAATGTTATTCTTCCAGATTCTGCAACAACTATATTGTCAGCGTCAACAAGAAAAGAAGGGTCTAATGTATTAGGATTACTTTGTGTATTTAATCCATTAAGACCAAAATTAGGTAAAGGTTGATATGATAAAGGCTTACTCATTAGTTAACATACCAATCTGTTTCGTATTGAGTGTTACCACTATCTAATATAATTGCTTGTTTTAATGCTTCACCAGCTTCTTCTGCAGCTAAACTAGATTGTGTTCCACCATCTTCACCTCTTTCTGCTATTGCTCTAGCCCATGCACCTAATATAACTGGTTGTGTAGGTATTTTTAATACACTAGCAGCAGTTCCTAAATTATCTTGGTACTTACAAATATCAAAAGAAAGAGTTTGCACTTCACTAGGAACTGGCGATAAATCTATTTTTAAATTATTAGAAGAATCACTACCATTAAATCCGTAGTATAAAGGTTGCCCGTTATCGTCTGTAGGGTACTTTACTGTGTTAATGTACACTTTACTTACTTGATTTAAATGATGTCCTGTAGTGTTATTCATTGCATCTATAATTTTAAATTCTTGCCCCGAATTTAAATTGTAATTTTTTGTACCAACAACAGTATTAAAACTAATAGTTTCTCTTAGATTTAACCAATCATGTCTTTCTTCAACACCTCTTTTAGAATCATTAATTAGAGAGCCAATTACTTTATGGTATGCTGATACTGTAATAGAGTCATTAATATTACCAGACCAATCAGCAGCTATAGTATCCTCTCTAAGTCTTATCAATACTTCGTTTATTAAATCTCTATATGTCATAAGCTATCCTTTAATTATTGTTCCCCAAACTGAGGCTTTACCTTTTACAATGTCTACAACCTCTACTTGAAAATTACCATTATCAAAAAAAGTTACAATTCCAAAAGCATGATTCCAATTATGTAGTCTACCTTTAAGCCATGTATTGTTTTCTGCTGACATATCTTTTAGACAACCCATTGCCCAAGAACTTATGTTGCCATCTAACAATCTAGTAGCAGAGTGTCGTGCCACATCATGTACATGCCCGTACATTAAATTTGTTCCGTAAGCATCTAAGTGTTTTTTGGCATGATTGCCCCCTGTA